CAGTTGAAGATCTCGGCGGACCTACTCCTGAAAATTATCGTCCCGATGACGATTCAGCAAAACTCAAGGATCCTGCTGCAACTCTGAAGCAGGTCAAGGATGTCGTCAATGCTAAGGCAGCACCTGCCGAAGCAGTATCCGACGAGATCGAAGACGGTCAAGAAATCGTCAACGAAGAAGAAGTTACCGAAGAAGAAGCAACTGAAGTTGTTGCTGAAGAAGAAGTAACCGAAGAAGAAGTTGTTGCTGAAGAAGAAGCACCTGCAATCGAGTACAGCATCGAAGAAGATGTTGAGGCTCTCCTTGCTGGTGAAGAGCTTTCTGAGGAATTCCAAGAGAAAGCACGCACCATTTTCGAAACTGCTATCAGCGTAAAAGTTGGAGAAATCCAAGAGCAACTTAAGGCAACCTATGAGGAAGCACTTGTAGAAGAAGTTGCAACTATTAAAGAATCCCTTGAGGCAAGACTCGATTCATACCTTGAGTATGTTGCCGATGAGTGGGTTCAAGAGAACGCGCTCCAGGTTGAGCACGGTCTTAAGACTGAGATGACCGAATCGTTCCTTGAAGGAATGAAGGGTCTTTTTGAAGAACATTATGTAACCATCCCTGAAGATAGATATGATGTAATCGAGAGCATGGTAGATAAACTTGATGAAATGGAAGCAAAACTCAACGAGCAAATCGATAAGAACGTTGCTCTAAATAAGAGATTAGCTGAGTCAACTGCTGACGTAATCTTCTCTGAAGTTGCTGAAGGACTTGCCCTTTCTCAGAAGGACAAACTCGCTACTCTTGCAGAAAATGTTGAGTTTGAAAGTGAGTCAGACTATCGTGAGAAGCTGGTAACTCTGAGAAAGTCTTATTTCCCTGAGCACAGCACTCAAAAAGAGCATACCGAGACCATCTCCGAAGGAACCGCTGTTGAGGAGCAGTCTTCTGCAACTCCACTGATGGAATCCTATCTGCAGACTCTGGGTAGAGTCTCTAAGAAGTGATTTTTATATCATACAGTTCAAACTAACTTTTTTTAAGAGGTAAAATTCAAATGCAAATGCCTAACTTAGAGCATCTGCAGGAGAAGTGGGCACCCCTTCTGGACTACGAAGGAATGGATCCTATCAAGGATGCACACCGTAGAGCAGTTACCGCCCAACTCCTGGAGAACCAAGAAGTCACCCTCCGTGAAGAGCGTGAGTTCCTTTCCGAAGCACCAACCAACTCCGTTTCAAACGGTGGCGTTTCAAACTTTGACCCCGTTCTGATCTCCCTGATCAGACGTGCAATGCCTAACCTGGTCGCTTATGACCTCGCTGGCGTTCAACCAATGAACGGTCCTACTGGACTGATCTTCGCAATGCGCTCACGTTACAGCACGATGGGTGGCACCGAAGCACTGTTCGGTGAAGCAGATTCCGCATTCTCGGGTATCGGCACCGACGGTAGCACCCTTGGTGGTGCATATGTTACCAACTCTGATGGCACTGCTGCTGGTTTCGGCACCGGTTCACAGTCTGGTGACAACCCTGGCGCTCTGAACCCTTCAAGCAACGCCACTCAGGCTGCTTACAACGTTGGTCGTGGTATGGATACCTCGACTGCTGAAGGTCTCGGAGAAACCGGTAACGATTTCAACGAGATGGCATTCTCGATCGAGAAGGTCACCGTTACCGCTAAGTCACGTGCCCTGAAGGCTGAGTACTCCCTCGAGCTCGCTCAAGACCTGAAGGCAATCCACGGTCTTAACGCTGAGGCTGAGTTGGCAAACATTCTGTCAACTGAGATCCTCGCTGAAATCAACCGCGAAGTTATCCGTACCATCTACAAGTCTGCAGAGACTGGTGCAACCACTAACGTTGCTAACACTGGTACTTTCGACCTCGACGTTGACTCCAACGGTCGTTGGTCTGTTGAGAAGTTCAAGGGTCTTATCTTCCAAATCGAGCGCGATGCCAACGCAATCGCACAAAGAACTCGTAGAGGAAAGGGCAACATGATCCTCTGCTCCGCAGACGTTGCCTCCGCTCTGACCATGGCAGGCGTACTCGACTACACCCCTGCACTCAACGCTAACCTGAACGTTGATGACACTGGTAACACCTTCGCTGGTGTTCTGCAAGGTAAGTATCGTGTATACATCGATCCTTATTCTGCAAACCTCACTTCTGCTAACGCAGCAAACGGCAACCAGTACTACGTTGTTGGTTATAAGGGTACTTCACCTTATGACGCAGGTCTGTTCTATTGCCCATATGTTCCCCTCCAGATGGTTCGTGCCGTTGGAGAGAACACCTTCCAGCCTAAGATCGGCTTCAAGACTCGTTATGGCATCGTTGCTAACCCATTTGCCAATGACGGTGCTCTTGCAGACGGAACTGCTGCTGGTACCAGTGCTCTCACTGCTAACACCAACCGTTACTACAGAAGAGTCAAGGTTTCCAACCTCATGTGATCTCGATTCACATATCTTCTTCAGAGGGTCCTTCGGACCCTCTTTTTTTATCTAAATACAAATAAAACTGATAATGACAGTTTCAGCGTTTAGAAACCAAATACAGAATAGAAACTTCTTATCTCCTACTGGTTTCCAATTCAAACTTGGTAAAGAACCAAAGGTATCATTCTTCTGCACTAGTGCAAGGATACCTGAAATCAGTTTGATGACATCGATTCAACCATCTTACCTTAAGGACATTGACGTTCCTGGTGAAAAGATAACTTATGGTGATTTAACCTTAAGATTCTTGGTTGATGAAGATATGGAAAACTATATGGCAGTTCATAACTGGTTAACCAGTTTAGGTTTTTCCGAAGATATACAAGATTACGTCGATCTTCTGTCAGATCCTAATGACGTAACTCAACCTGGAGACTCAAAAAGAGGGTTCAGTGACGGTACACTGTCTGTCCTCAATAGCAACTACAGAGTCGCCAGTATTGTAAAATTTGTTGATCTGTTCCCAGTTTCATTGTCCTCACTGGAGTTTGACACAACAGCATCTGATGTAAACTACTTTACAGCAGAGGCAACTTTCAAGTATACTATCTACTATATCACAGATTCTGACGGCAGAACTCGCTTATGAACCTTGAGCAAATTCAGGAGATGTGGGAGCGAGACTCTCAGATCGACCCTGATAACCTACATGATGAGTCATTAAAAATTCCTCAACTTCACGCCAAGTATTATACCCTATACAACACAATCACTCTTCTGAAAGAAAAGGCAAGAGAGACTTACAATAGGGTGAGGCTTGAGCGTTACAACTACTACACTGGAAAGGCACCAGCAGAGGTTTACGAAGAAGAACCATTTCCCTATAAGGTCAGGGACAAAGAGGCAATACAGAGGCATATGGACGCCGATGAGAAACTCAACAGACTTGATATCAAAATGCGTTACTATGATGTGATGCTTCGCTTCCTTGAGGAGATTATCAAGACTGTTTCTAACAGGACCTTCCAAATCAAGAATGCCATAGAGTGGCATCGCTTCCAAGCAGGTTTCAACTAATGGACGACGAGCATCTTTACGAAAAGGACTTTGACGAAAATCTACCCTTTGTCTCTATGGATATGGGTATTGAAGATGTGAGACAGATTCACGAATCAATAAGTCTCCATCTTCAAAATTGGGTGTCATGTCCTGACAAAAAAGAAAGACTGGAAGGTTTGAAGGACTTTCTTGAAAGGTTGATGCTCGAATACACTTTCAAAGTAGGGGGATAAATATCCATAGGTGATCCTTATGGATAATGTCTCATTTGATTATATCGAAGAAGAATGAGGTCTTCTTGCAGGTAAAAGCAGAACCTCATGTCTATTACGAGTTAGCAGACCAGTTTACGTTTGACGTGCCTGGTGCCAAGTTTATGCCTCAGTATCGTAACAAATACTGGGATGGAAAAATTCGTTTATTCAATACCCAGACTGGAGAGATATATGTCGGGTTATTGGATAAGGTAACCAAGTTTTGTGACGACCACGGTTACAGTTACGAATTTACCAATAACAAATTCTACGGTCTTCCATTTGAGGTCAACGACTTCATCTCAAAGGAAGGTGTCAAGGATTATATGAATGCTATTTGCAAGTATTCTCCCCGTGAATACCAAGTAGAGGGAGTATACGACGCCCTAAGACATAATAGAAAGCTATTGATATCTCCAACTGCTTCTGGAAAGTCGTTGATGATATACTCGATCGTGAGATACTACGTTGAGAAAGGACAAAATACTCTGATAGTCGTTCCAACGACTTCCCTTGTAGAACAGATGTATAAAGACTTTGAAGACTATGGGTGGGACGTAGGTTCATTTTGCCACAAAATATACGCGGGAAAAGAAAGAGAAACAGACTCACAAGTGATAATCACCACTTGGCAGTCCATCTACAAACTTCCCCGCAAATACTTTTCAAGATTTAATGTGGTCG